TTAGATCTGCATTTGGATTATACTCGTATTTGCCAGTTACCATATCAATAGTAATCTTACTACCTGTTGGTAGCGTAGCTATAAAATTTGAGCCGCTATGTGGCATAGATTCACCACTTATAGTATAACTACCTTCGCCTCCATTTTCTCCTGGTGTATAAGTATATGTCTTTACTCCTCCTGCAGTATTTAGCGTGATGGCCACTGCTTGAGCACCCGCACCATCTGCTCCAAATTCTATAGACGTCTTACCAAAAGCATCCGCTTCTTTTAAAGTATCCATGATATTGCCTTTGAAACTCTTAGTAGGAAGTGCTAGCTCAGCAAAGTCTTTGGCATCTATATCTCTTCTCTCTACACCGTCATATGCGATAGGATCTAACTTGTCTAATTTTGCATCATTACCCAAAGCAAATGATTCGGCTATGACTTTATTGTTGATCAGCCAGTTTTCCCATACTGCTTTCTCAGCATCATCTATACCGTGATTAATTATAACCCTGCTAGTGATGTCACTAGTAACCCATTTACCACTAGCCCAACTATAATAATGCCTAGTGAAATCAGTGCCTGTTGCATTTGATGTTATATAGTCGCTTGTGCCACTAGCTACAAATTTATTATCTGCTGTATAATCCCAAGTCCTACCATCATATACAATACTAGCCCTATTTTCAAGACTTCCAAGAGCACCACCCACTCTTGAGTCAGACATGGTTGGTTCACCATCAGAGACAAAATGCAATCTGTTTTCTACGTCTGCACCAGTTATTTTGCCATTTTTAGCGAAAGTATCTTTTGCTTGCGCTAAAGCTGCATCATAGTTTGTACCACCTTTTATATCATCTATAGGCAAGTTAACAGAGGCTGAAATGTTATACTCTCCCTGACCCCTAACTTTTAGTATAAAGTTGCCATCATCATCCAACACAATCTTACTATTTTTATAGTAATTATGGTCAGTTATATACTCGCCATTAGCATTTTTAGACCATATTTTTTTATCATACTTTATATAGTCACCACCAAAATATTTGTCAATAAGTGCCTTGGCTTCAGAGATACTCATCCATGTCTGTCCACTAGAAGACTTAAGCTCTTTAGCATCACCTGCAAATGCAACCATGCTAACTTTAACATTTTCATCACCTTTTAATGAATACTGATTGAGCAGGTTCGTTACACCTTCGTGAGCTATCTCCAAACGAGTCTTTTCTACCAATACTGGCCTATCTAGATCGTCAACCCACTTGCCATTTTCAAATTTTTGCTCGTATAACTTTTTACCATTTGCATCGACTGCTTGAGTCTGGCTCTTAAAGAACATACTACGTGAGAAGTCAAGGACAAGCGTGACGTTGCTTCTAGGTTGCTCAAAACCAACAATAACATTTTCAATACTATCGCTAGCAACGTAAGGTGAATCATCTTGGATATTTATCTCCACAGCAGACTTAGCTATTGCACCATGAGCATTTGTCGCTTTTATGGCTACACTAGCGGTTACTACGTCTTCGCCATTACCAGCAGGGTCGTGATCTACTGGTTTTTCTAAAACAACTTTAGTGGCACCAGTCTCTTTATTTAGCTTAACCGTGAGCACTGTTTCACCACTAGTCTCTTTAACGCCGATTATAGAAATACTCTTTCCATCTCCACCAACAGCAGGAACGCTCTTCCAAATTATCTTCTCTCCACCTGATTTTAGACCACTGTTTGCACCATCAGTGACAGCAAATTCAAACGTTACTTTTGATGCACTAACTACATTTATTGATTTATTATCTTCTATAGAATTTGTAGTGTCATTTGTTCCTTTGTTATCTTTTATACCGCCAGGCAGACCCTCCTCAGATACATTTAAACTTACTTTTGCATCTATGCTTATATGATCAAATTCTACCTCATATATATTATTAGCAGTTACATCTTTGTGGTTACCTTGTTTATCAACTGCATTGTAGACAGCCTCTATCTTACCATTTGGTTTATTAGATGTACCATCAGTAAATTCTTCAGTTCTTATATTTGTAAGTTCATACTCATATTTACCATTACCAAGATCTCTTGTGATCTTAGCATCACCAATCTTTCTACCATCTACACTAATAGCTATCTTATCGTTAGTCATATCTACTACGATATCTTTACCTACTACTAGCTCACCTACTATCTTCTCACCATCTACACCATCATGAAGCTCCTTTTCAGTGATGATGTTGTCGTTACCTTCAGCTGTTTTTAGCTCTACACTAAGAGAAACAAACGTGTCTAATACTATTACATCTTTAATATTACTATTATCAGAATTAGCACCACCCACGGAATTTATAGGAGTGGCAAAAGCGTAATGGGTATCATTTATATTTCTCCCGTAAGCATAAATATTGCTCTCGTGGCCTCCCTCAGCAAATCTTGCTTCACCCAAACTCACACCATCGCCGCTGCCAGTATCGCCACCGCCTGCAGCTGTTTCTTCAAGCTGTGTTAGGTCTTTGCCTGCCAAGATAGCTTTTTGTAAATCATTTATATCAGCTATGGTATTGATATTTTGGTTTTGAATATTTAATATATTTTGATCAATAAGTACAGTATTATTAGCTAGAATACTAACATCTTTACCGCCATCCATTGCAATCACGGCATTGGAGTTATTTCCAATTGTTTTTACTATTTCTCCAAAGAAGATAGCGTCGCCTGCTGTCAAAATTCTTTCTTTTCCGTTAGCATCAACTGCAACAACGGTGCCAGAAACTTGCTTTATTACGCCAACTTGTGTAGCCATTTTAAATCCTTTTCAAACAATGTTTGCGGCATTGCACTGGAAATAAAATAGTTTTTCTATTGTACTTTGGTACAACTTAAGGGGTTTATTATCACTCGAAGTCCCATAAATACTATTAATAATATATTTAAAAAGTTCGTAATTTTTTTAAAAAATATTATGTGTCTTCTTGTTTTCAACTTTTATTTTTTGTAACTATTTTTTACTTAAAATTTTTAGTTTATCATGTACTTTTTGACATTTTATTCTATTAGGGAAAAACTAACAAAAAATCATAAGAAAATTATGTGATAGATAATAAAAAGTTTACTATTATTTTAACTAGTGGCGGACAGAGAGGGATTTGAAAAATCAACTCTTACTACGTATTAGATGCTATTTTAAAAATATTAGTCAGCTAAAAGATCAGCAAAAAAGATGTTTTCTTTTTAAATTTGGTGTATTTTTGAAGAATTATACCATTTTATTTTCGTCCATTTTTGTTGGCTTGTCTTTCTCTGCTTCTTGCGCTTCTGCCACCAGCTCTGCTATTTGAGCTTGAAGAGCTAGAGCCGTGTTTTTCTCTTTGCCTTTCTCTACTAGCAGCACTACGCCCACCTGCTTGTTTTTTATCCCCGCTCCAAGAGCTATGTCCGCCATTAAAGGCTTTTCCTGCGGCAGCGCTAAGCCCAGCTCCACTTAAATTACCAAAACCTCCATTATAGTGAGAATGTGTATCTGAAAAGCCGCCCCAACCTCCATCGAAACCACTATAACCACCTCTGCCATTGCCGCCACTTCTTCCATTTTTACTAGCGGCAGCTTCTGCTGCTTTTTGTTTTTCGATAGCCGTTTTTGCGGCAGCAGGGGCAGCAGCTACTTTTGAAGCAAGCCCATAGTCGATTTTAGCCCCACCAAAGCCAACCAAACCCATTGCCTCTACCATATTGCCTGCTGGAGTATTTGAAAAACTAAAATTTCCGTTTTTATCAACCGACACTCCAAGCCCATTGCCGCCATTTCTCATTATTGATGCAAGTTTTGTGGCAGTGTTTGCCCACTCATTTGAGCCAGTATATGTGTTTTCTCTAGCTGTTGTGCTGGCGTTAGTGTGATCACTTTCTGACGCTCCAGCTGGCGCAATATTAAAGGCATTCAAATCAAAAGCTACTACTTTATCAAGCAATGATTTTGTTATTTGCTGCGTCGCACTAAATGCCACATCTGATAGCGTTGTATCAAAACCTGCATTTTGTAGTGATGTGCGAGTGTTTATCTCGTAGTTTAGCCTGCCTAGACTATCCATGCGCATATTTGTCATTAGCGAGCTTTGCGACCTTATGCCCTCTAGTTTATTGCGTGCAAAATTTTGCATTGCTGCTCTTGCTGGATCAAGGCTAGTTAGTGTTTTTGTGCCAGGTCTGCCATGTAGTGCATCATCAAAGGTTTGTTGCATTTTGTATCCATATAGTTGTTTGCCAACTCTCACGCCAGTTATGTTGCCGTTGTAGTCAGTTTGTCCTATCACTGCATCAGGTATGCCAAACCAACCGCTAAACGTATCTTGCATAAACTCGCCAAAACTCATAGGGCGATCATAAAAAGCAGTGTTGCCTACTACTGCATTTAGATCACCACCAAAACCAAAACTATTATCAAGCCCTACCGCCATCTCAAAGACTTCAGTTACAAGGGCGTTAATTAGCCCAGCTATCGGAGCTATACCAAGTGGGGATATGGTCGTGCCAAGTGCTGAAAGTGTGTTTTGGATAGCGACAGAGGTTAGCGTGCTTTTCATATTTTGATACATCGCCTCAGCTACGTTCATCACGTTAAAGCGTCCATTTACAATGCCGTCATATAGCATGCCAGCCAAAGCTTGACCTACTACGCCACCATACATCCTGCCGACGTCCTCAGCTAGATTTTCAGCATAGCTGTCGTTTCTTAGCTCGCTTACGAACTCTTTTAGGCTTGTGTAGTCGCCTCTTTGCAAACTAGCAAATCCATTGCCGTCTATTCTGCCAAAGCGATTATCTCTGTTTGAGTTTTTAGGAGTAGAGAATTTTATTTTAGATACTGCTTCTACGCCGTCCAAGAGTAAATTTATACTCGTATCATAGTCAGGTTGATTTATGGCGATTATCATCGGCATTAGCACGTATTCGGCAAAGTCTTCATTTAACCCAACTATTGCGCCGCTTAAGTTGCCAGCTTGTGCGATAAAAAAACTCCTTAAATCAGGCGAAGGTGTGTTAAAAGCAGAGTAACCAAGACTACCTGCTTGATAAAAATCAAACTGACCACCAGCCATAAACTCATAGTCGTCGCCAGTGTCCGAGTTTGTTAAATTTAGTATATCACTTAAGCCGATCATTTCTTTGTCATCGTGAAGTTTTTGTTTTCATCAATTGTTATATCATTTTTAATCAAAGCATGCACCATATTAAATAAGTACTTTGTCATATCAGACGGCACTATCATTCCGCCAGCTTGATTTTCTGCTATAAAGTTTCCAAGCACTGACATTGATTTGATTATCCTATTGTCGATTACTTGCCTATCTACTGCGCGCTGCTGGCTCTCTGCTAGTGCTTGCTCTTTTGCTAGTTTTGCTATTTGAGCACGCAAAAGATTGTTTTGCTCTTTTAAATTTTCTAGTTTATCCGCTGCTTGAGCCTCTAGCTCATCATTTTTTAGTTTGGTGTTTCTTGTTTGCTCTTTTATCCCCTCAATGTTTGCATCCATTGCGGCTGCTTGCTTTTCAAGGTTTTTTAATGATAGCTCAAAGCTCAAATCCTGCTGTGTTAGCTCCAGCCCAGTTTGCATCGCTGTGATAGTAAATTGTGTTGTGATAAGGGGGAGCATTTGAGAAAGCACGTTTATTCTATGCTGATTTGGTATCTCGTATTTCTCAAAACAATCATCAAGATATTTTAGCGTCTCTTGATACGGCGTGTCCGCTCCGATACTTAATTTTAATAACTCTCTCGTTCTTTCTAAATATGCGTTTTTAAAATCCATTGTCTTTTCTCTCCAGTCTAGTTACTTTTATTCTTTGCAAATCAAGATCATCGCGCAAGTCGCTTACGGCACTTTTTAGACCATTTGTTTCTATTCGTCTAATCCTTGACGAGAAGCCGTTGATTGTGTTGTTTAGGTCGTTTGCAAAACTTCGCAATGATATAGCTTCAGCTTCAAGGCTACTGATCTTGTTCGTAATTGTTTGTAGTTGTGTTTTGATTTCATCGATCTCAGCACCAAAATCTCGCTCAGCCATTACACACTCCTCGCTCTATTCTCCCAGCCTTGCTCATATACGCCAAGGCGTGGGGTTTTTCTTATTAAATTTCGATAATAGGCGATCTCTGCTCTATCAAAATCAACGTCAAAGGCTTGTTCATTATAGTTGTTTAATGCTTTAAGAGTCTGAGCACCCATAATGCCGTCCACCACCACACCTAAAAGCCTTTGTAAGACTCTAACTGCTGGTACTGTATCTACGTTTACACCAAAAACAAAGAGTTCACACGCTTTTAATTCACTATCTACCTCGTCAAGTCTCATTTTGTCCCAAAATTCTTTTTTATAAAATATTTTTACTTTTTCGATTAATGTGTCATCATTGTATAGTGCGACGCTAGCCTTTTTTAGATCACCGTATGCGTTGATTGCTGCCCTAACTTGCCCCCAGCCTTGCCAGTTTGGGTGAGCAGCTTCATAAATACCCATAAAAGTTAGCCCATTTTCTGTTGGATTTTTATGTAGGGCTTTTTCAGGGCGACTAAATTCTAAGCTCATTAAAAGATTAAAAGCTTGTGTGTAGTTCATTTTTCATCTCCTATATCGTAGTCACGAGGGGGTCTTGGTGGGTAGTCATAGTTGTTGTCGCTTAAGTTGTCTATCTTTTTGTCTATTGCTTTGTCGATCACGGCGCTAACCCAAGCTGTGCCTCTCCACGCAAAAAAGCCACCAACTGCGAGGCTAAAGCTACCTTTCCCAGTAAAATAAAAAGCCGTCTCGTAAGCTACCCAGCATATAAAAGTCGAGCTAATAGTGCCAACGAAAAAATTTATTATAGCCTTGCCATCGCTTGCAACCTTAGCATTGCCCCCTGCAATGCTTAGCACACCACCCACAAAGCCAACTATTATCACCCAAAAGTAAAAGCCTAGCCTATCCATAAGATCATCCATTACCCAGTCCTTTTTTTAAAATTTATAGGTAAAAACATACATTATTAGGACGGATAATATTATTTCTATTACGACCATCTTATTTAGCCAGAAAGCTTTAGTTTTCTTTATTATTCGTTCCATTACTCACCCTTATTTTTTATTGTCTATCTCTTTTTTCTTCATATTCTTTTATAGCATCTAGCTGTTCTACACAGGACTTATACCCCCCATAGACATCTATTAGCAATACCCCTGCGTCGCTTTGATTAGTTACATTTCTATCTGCAATGAGGGGAGCTTCAAGCAAGTAGCTTGGTATCTTGTCATACTTATTTAGAGCTTCCTGCCTGCTTTCGCAACCCATCAAGCACATAAGAAACACTGATGTCAAGAGCATTAGACATATCCTTTTTGTCCTCATTTTGCACCCTTTCTTTGACTTTACTAGCCTTTATTTCTATTATTTGCTTTTGCCTGCTGACCTTCTCAATAATGTCAAGCTTAAGGGAGATAAGCCTATCTTGCTCGCTTATCTCATCTTTAAGTCTAAGGTTCATCTCATCACTAGACTTTAGCCTCTCCTTTGTGACACTTAGCTCCTTGTCTAGGCTTTGATACCTGTACCCAAGAAACAAAGTTGTAAGTAGCAGAAAGCCACTAAGATATAAACTAGGACTTAGCACTTGTATCTCTCCCATATTTGATTATGTGATAGGCTCTTACGCTGTAATAGAAAAGCAATATCTTCCATTTAGCTACTCCTAAGAGTTCTAAAAGTTCCCTAAAGGTGTCATCAGCTACCTTAAAATCACTATTGTTACCAGTCTTGATATATAGCCTAAGAGCGTCATCAGTAAGGTAATCGTGAAGCACAGAAGCTGTTAGATACTCAGGACTATAAGGCTCAAACATCCACCAAAATATCCTAGGGATACTTGCACCATCTGTGATGTAGCCTGAGTGTATCTCAATGTCTTTATATTTAAAGTAGCCAACCGTTTCAAAGTTATCCTTACCAAAAGGCTTAACAACTATTCTTGGTAGCTTTTCAGCCATTATGCACCTCCTCAAATGTTGGCATCTCTGTTAAAATCTCATCAAAGCTTTTAGGCATCTTGTGCTTACCCTCAGCAATAGTATTTAGCAAGCCATAGCCATACTTCCACACCTTAGCTCTCCAAATACCAAAGGCTTCTCCTTCTGCTCTAAAGTCATTGTCATAGCCTGCATAAGAGCAAGCAGAGAGGATGTCATCGTATCCTTTCTCTCTTGCCTTAGTATCTAGGAGCTCTTGGGTCTTTTCTTTAAAGAGTGCTGTAAGTTCCTCTAGGTTCTTGCTTACTATCTTGTAAGATATTACGTAAGTGTTTCCTTTGACTTCACTAGACTGCACCGCCTTTTTAAACTCATCTGTGTTTGTTGGGTAGTCCTTGTAGATTACCTTTAGATACCCTAGCTCTTTGAGTTCTTCTTCAGTTAGAAACTCTGTATAGAATGTGCCTTTATCTGTTACTATATAAGGCTTATCATCTACAAAGTTCTCTTTTAAGTTGTATAGTTGCATTGTCTTCCTTTAAACTTTTCTCTTCACAAATACGAAGTTTATATCGTTCCATTTCCAATCATTAAGAGATTTGCTAGTTCGCATAAGCAAGCGATTTATACCTGAGCCTGTACGAGTGTATTCTAAGGTTAAGGTAAGGTCGTTTGATATTCTCCTTGCTATGCTATAACTTTTTGTAGGACTTAGCTCTGTTCCTGTTCGTACTGAAGCGTCCGAAGGTAGCTCCCTTATAGTCAATGATGAAGGGCAGAGATAACGCATAGTCTTATTTGGTTGGTCTATTGTAGGCAATAGGGTTATAGCAGTAGGGTTCTCTCCATATAGTCTGCGTTCATTATAAGAATATACACTCTCTCCAAACACCAAGCCATTACCATCTTTTAATAAATCATAAGGCAGCTGAAACTCATATAGAGCCTTATTTCCGCACATCTGTATTAGGTCTTCTTTGGAGTAGGTAAGGGTTGTATCCCCAGCATAATCTTGTCTTAAATCTGTAAAGAGATAGGCTACTTGTAGCTGCCTACTTGTACCAAAGTGTATAACAGTGTCAGGGTAGTTCATTCTAAAGTCATCTGGTAAAGTGAGCACTATACCACCACTTGTAGCACCAAGAGAAGGTAAAGCCCCTATTGTTATACCTATATTAAACTGCCCTATATTTAAAGTAACATCATAGGGGTATAAGAGGTCTTTGTTCCTATACATACTTCGTTTCCCAACACCATCTCTGCCTGTATTATACTCATAGCTATAATTCGTATAGGCAGTGCCCGTACTTTGAGAATAAAACTTTATAAAGAATAACCTTTGTGCTATCCTGATTTCCATTAGACCTATGCAAGTTGGTGCTCCTGATTTCTCTACTAGCAAGGGAGGGGTTTTTATTATTAATTTATTTCCTGCTGAGACAGCCCCCTCATAGTCACTAAAAGTGAAAAAGGTATCCTTATCAAAACTCTTTACCTCTAAGTGCTTTTTAGAAGCAGCTCCACCACAGCCTATCATAAAGCTCATTTATGCCCTCCCCATATATACTTCATTTGCAGAAGCCACAAAGTATGCAAATACTTCCGTTTCTTTTAAGTCAGTTGGTATCTCTCTCCACTTTATAAAGCTTTTCCACTCCCTTATATTCCTAGCCCCCTTTATTACTATCACTCCACTTTGTCCTATGATTTTTTCCGTTAAAGATAATGCACTTATTACGTCATAAGTAGCAGAAGTTAGCTCTACTATGAAATTAACTGCTTGCTTAAGGTCTATCTCACCATTCCTTAGCTTCTTCACAGTTTGTTTTTCAACTATGGCACTATTTACTTTTTCTTGGATAAATGAGCCACTATCTTGTACCGCTTTAGTTGCTTTTTCTTTTATCCTATCATCTAAAGTAGCTAGGCTACACTTACCTAATACATCATATTCTCCATCTTTCGTTAAGACTGCAAAAGAGGTGTTTTGGCTGTTCCAAAAACCAGTAGCTTTAGGGGTTGGGTCTGTGCCTTTATAGTTCTTGCCTAGAAGTTTTAAAGAGTTAAGACATAGATACTCCTCTGTTTTTGCCCTAATGTAGTCATATTCCCCACGTACGCTACTTTGCCACCTATCAGGTATATACCAGTAGCTTTTCTCTATTCTCTCCTGAGTGTTGTTAAAGCTATAATAATTAAGCCTTCCAATAAAGTTTTGTAGGTTCATAAGCTTTATAGGTTCATCTTTTGACTTTCGGATAAGAAGCTGATATGGACTTTGTGTATCTCTTTCTATATCCCTTACCATCTCAATATCAGAGCCAGTGTCACTTATCTTTATATTATTCACAGATATGTTTTTATCAGTACCTCTTTTTACAAGAGTGTTGCTTACATTATCTGTGCTGGCTTCACTCTTTGCTAGATACTTATCATCACTCTCACTCTTTGTATAAGCATCAACCTCTTGGGAGCTTATAAAGTCCTTGATAGACATAGACCTAAGCAAGCCTTCCCCTGTATCTCTTACAATAAATCTCCACTTGTCAGTAGATAAAGAGTTCTTTATATCGCTCACTTCAGCTTTAGTTGTAGCATTGAGATAGACATTAGTTGCATAGATATTGCCCTGAGCATTCCTTTTTACAAGCTTGCCAGCTGTGTTGCCCTCAGCTGCGTCACTCTCTCTTAGCACCCCTTGCAAT